AGAAAATGTCTGCTGAACAAGATCAACTGCATCCTTAAAAGCGGGTTCAATGTCAGCCGGTGGCTCAATTGTTGTATCCCAGATGATTTCAGCTTCTTTGTTGGTAGCACTTAGAAACTCCTTCTGTTCTTCGGTGCGTACGCGTATGGGTGCAGGACTTGTTTTAGAGTCATTAACCTTAGCCATTTCCAGACTGCTTGCTCGCTTTCCTTTAGCAGATAGTCCGAGATTTGCCAAGCATCGTCCAATTGCAGAAGTCTCACAATTTTCAAACCAAAAATCACGATCAACGCCACGATCCTTGCGAGCACCACGCGCATAACCAATAGCGGAAGCCGCACTATCAACATGGGTACGGTAAGCAATCGCCTTAAAGATAACAATGCCCTTTTCATCATCATTTGTAATTAACTCCGTTAGGATCGCGCCATCCGGATAGGTTTCATAGAACTTATGGATGCGCGTGTCCACATCTTCGTAATCATTCAAATTGAACATCTAATTCCTGCTTTCCTTGTTTGTAATCGAGCTGCTCTTTGAAAGTCCAAGTCGTGCCATCGTGCCACGTTTGGGCTTCCCTAGCGCAAGTAAAACAGTAATGCCTGTCAATGACTTTGCCGTGGACAAATGACGTGATTGTCCAAACCGCTTGCGTTTGCCCTCTAACATCCTTCACGCCCCATCTTTGTTTGCAATAGCAACACCAAGTTCCTTTTCTACTCGGCGTAATCTTTGCCATAATCAGCCCAATCCGTTCCAAGCGCCATCTCGCCCGCGAGCGCGGCGTAGGATACGAGATCAATAAAACTATCCCTGTTTGGAGTTTCAACAATTCTCGACACTTTAACCAACGCCATGCAGATACACACGTCCAACGGATCAATTTCCCGTCCGTAATAGCTAGACCATAGCTCAGCGATTCGCTTGATATTAACTGCGGGATGTCCGTACTCAAATCCTCGCTCGTCAATAATGTCGGCTGCATTAGTCAATAAGTCTTTCGCTTTGAACGACTTTGCCTCTGACGTACCCTTTTGCCCATCCATCTTGATAGCCCTTCTCATAGATTTTGCTTGCTACGTACCACACTAATAGAAGCCCAACAAATAACCATGCAATGATGTAAGCGATTTGTTCGGCAGTAAAGTTATTCGACATCTGCACTCACCCCATGCACGTCAAGAAAATAAGCAGCCAAAACTTCACGGCTTAATCTGCCGCGTTCTTGGCTTATGCCTAGCTTTGATTTCGCATATTGTCTAATGAAACTGGCTTTCACATAGACTTTACCGTCCGTATATGCTCCGGACTTACGGTCAAACCGTATTGTGCCCATGAATATCCCCTTTCAAATAGGATTTCAAATCCTATTTTGAAGGGTAAATGCCTATTTTGTCAACGACACGCCGTTAGCCAAATCGCTTTCCTTCGACAATGAAGCTGCCATCGCGCTCGATTGGAATCGCCACAGGTTGCACACGCTTACGGTCAATATAAATGATCCCAAAACCTTGCTGCCAATTAAATGTCCCACGCGTGTAACTGGCTTTTGAAACATCCATTAAATGACCGACTTCAAAGCCAGTCAAAATACCTGTTAAAACGCCCCCAGAAGCCGTTGTAAAGGACGAAATGCCCTGCCTATGGGTATGACCACACACCACACTCTTTCCGTGCCTCTTAGCGGCTTCTAGGGCTGTTAAACCCCCTTGTGGCTTGGTGCTTTGCTCGTCCCCGTGAACCATCACCCAATCCTCATGGAACTGATAGGGCTTGTGGTGATACTTGATGCCTAATTCGTCTAGACGTAGGAACCGCTCGATTGTCAGCTCAGGCAAGCCAATCAAGCCGGGTAGGCGCTTGTTTAGTGAGTTGTAGAGTCTTGCGCTGTGGTTTGATCTACTGAGATGTTGAACTTGCAGTTCGGATAAAACCTCGACAGTTCTGTCACGATCTCGACCAATGGTTCCAGACCACTCATCCCGTCCGGTACTAAACCTGCTGATGGTCTGGAAATCGATTTCATCGCCCACGCATAAAACGTCATCAGGCTTGTATTTTCTGATGAATTGGGCGACATTCTTGACTGCTTTCTTATCTTCAAAGGGAACTTGTAAATCCGATATAACGACAATGCGCTTAATCGTCCTCGTCCTCATCCTCGTAGGGCGACTGATCTGGATTAGGGATAATCCAATCGGGAAGGCGCATCTGTTCTTCTATGTACCAGCGCGATTTGTCTTCACCATAACCAGCCCTGACTAGAGCTTCATAACACTCAACAATTTGCGCAGCCCAAATATCTATGGGCTTTAATGGCTCACCTGATCTGCGCGCAGCAGATTCTTTGCGTTTACGCCTAGCGGCGAGTTCGCTTTTTGTTGGTTTTCTTGCGCTCATTAGTAAGCAATTCTAGAACCATGCGCTCAAGTTTATCGATGCGCGACACGATGTTTGATGCTTCCAATATACCCGGCACTTCATGACGAATAATGTAACGAAGTCCGCCGACAATAAGTGCGCAGCATGAAAGAATGGCAGCAACAAAAGCTGCCCATTCTGCGGGAGTCATCGCCTTCCGAAAGCGGTGTCGTTAGGGTTGAGCCAGCGGAGTATAACCGGCAGACTCGCGACCAGAGCGGCATTGACAATTGCAGGTGCATCCCAACCCACTGCTAGGTAGGTTGCTATTCCTGCTGCTAGAAAGGATCTTGCCCAGCTTGCGGCTACTGCTTTTAGTTGTCCCATTGATAGGTTCTCCTGTTAGTAAGGGAATTCTGAACATGCTGCCATCATGATCGCCCTTGGCAGTAAAGCTGCAATGAATATGTGTTTTGTGTGGGTTAATGCCCTTGAAAACTCTCCACTTGTAATTACCACGCCATGAAGCAATTTTGCCATTGAAGATTATGTAAGAAATTCGTTTATCAGATCTGGCAAGTAATCGAAGTTGATCAGCAAGGTCGAACGCCTCGGATTTGTGGGATCGCAAATCAGCATCAATGTCGATGGCACGTACAATGCCTTCATTAGTAGGATTGTGATCGGACTTACGAGCAGCATGCTTCGCGTCACCGATCCAGCCGTCTGAAGTTCGATCTCTATCGGGGAACGCATCGTCTATCTGCTCGCGTAACTGTTGCCCCGCTTTACACAGCTTAGCCAAGACCCAAAGCCTTCAAATCATCGGTTGTTAATCCCAAAGCCTGTAATTTTGCTTCGGCAACGGTTCTTTTTTGCTCGATCTGTTGACGAATATCAATCAATTCTCTGTCTTTTTCCAATTGTTTGATTTCGGCGGTTGTCATCTCGCGTTCTTTAACTTCATTTGTTACAAGGTCATGGATTTTAATTGTTGGCATTATTTGACTCCATAAAGATAGTAAGTGCCGTTATCAAAAGTATTTCCGCTTTCAGGTTGCACTTGAATTGATGTGATTGCTGAAGTGGAATCCCACGATGCAGCTAAATTGCCGACTCGTAAACCGACAGTATTTCTATTACCAAAATAAACGCCATCTACTAATTTCCTACTGGCGGTGCTGGCGTAAAAATAAATATTCAGTACGTTTGTACCTTTAGTATCTGTCCCAACATTGCCCTCTGTTTGCAAATTAATAACTGTTGAATTGCCTGTATTGTAATTTGCTGTTGAACCAGACATTGTTTGAATGGTGTAATAATTGCTTCCGGTGTCGCTATTGAATCTCAATTGGAAACCACCATTATTGTTTGCAGACATTTCATAAAGCCACAATTGCAAATGAGTATATGAACCACTAATACTGGTAATGCTTACGTTGGATCCCGTTAATGAACCAGTTGCTAATTGTGTTAATGAACCACCAGATGATGCGGCTTTCCAAGCCAACCCCGTCGCCGTAGTGGAGTCAGCGGTCAAAACATAATCGTTAGTTCCAACTGGCAAACGAGCATCTGTCGTGCTGTAAGTATAAAGATCACCTTTAGTTGTTAAAGGCGAAGTGCCACCGCCTACTTCTACCCACGCTGCACCTGTGTATTTGTAAACCTTGTCGTCAGATTTGAGATAAGTAATCATTCCCTCTGCGAGCACTCCACTTAAAGCGGTCGTACGTGCTGTTGCATCGGCAAAAACCATGACCGCCTGTTCTTGCAAATAAGTATTAACCTGAGCTGCCGTAAGCACGTCACCCGTGTTAAACAGCTTGTATCCTGCACCTGCCATGAATTGCTCCTTAGTAGCTCAGCACGTCCTCGCCTAGTATACCGCTAACTGCGCTATCTAACACGAAGCCAGCCAATAAAGGCTCGGAAGTAAATAGGGTTGTATTCCAGCTTGATTTAGTAATATCGTGATGAATGGCGTTGACCAGGCTGGGCTGTGTAACGCTGGTCGAGCCTGGCATGGTCTTCGTAACCGTAATGCCGTCCAAAAGGTCAATGTCTACCCCAGCTAAAGGCTTATTAGGATTGGTGTCGTCGTAAAGATTGAGCTGAATGCTATCTATACGAATTTCTGGGTCCTTGCGTGTAGCCAAAATACCTTGAGCCTGATTGAGAGCCTCTGCATCTGTTTGGACTAGGATGCCTTCACGGATGCCTGAATGCAGGAAATAAGTATCTATTGACGTCTGGTCGAATACGTTTTGTGCTGTACCACCCGCGCGGGTAACGGTAACGTCATTTATGAGGTTTGTATCGTCAAAAGCTACGACTGCGTTGGTATATGAGATATTAGTGCCAGTATCACTAAAAGTGTAGATAGAAGTGGCTGGTCGTGAGATGAGCGTGTTGCGGTCAACGAAGTTAATTTTAGACTCACCGTCTACAAATATACCGCCGAATTCGCTATCCTCAATGGTCTGTAAAGCATCCAACGCGCTTCTAGAGGTCCCAGGGTCGGCTTGTAATGCACTTTCTCCAGTATCTATCTCTCGAAGGCTTAAAGGCCAATCTATCGCGTCCAAAACGGCATTCACGCGAGCACCTGATAACTGTCCCGCAGGTGCACCAGATACGGTTGCAACAGCTGAACCAGCTAAAAGCTTAAATGCGTCAATACAACGTAGTGTGACGGTGCTGAGGTTTTCGTTACCTTGTCTAAAACCAGTATCGTAATCAGTTATGTATCCCGAAAATAGGTAGTAATCCACCCCTAAATAAGTCGCGTAAATAATTATTTGTCGCAACGGTAGCAGATTAGGGTAATAAGCCCCAGCGGCATTCATAGGATTCCAGTCGCCGTTCTGGTCATATAAAATAACGTCGGCGCTACCGTATTCGAATTTAGAAGTAATGCGGTTACGTCCTCGGCGAATTGCCACCCTGGTAACTAAATCAGTTACCTCTATTGGCAACGTTCCCGACCCTAGACGATTAGTCCCCAAAATACCTTTAGTAGCACTACCTAAAATTAAAGGGTTAGTTTCAAATGCTGTGTTACTATCGAAATCAACAAAAACTCTAAGTGTAGGTGCTGACATTAGATAGCCAATGAACTGAGGGTAATACGTTTACCTGTTTTCTGTATACGGTAAATATCATCGGTTATCATTTCGACTAAATCACCTTCGCTTATTACAGAACCTTCGACGGTAAGATTAACGGTTGTATTACCCGTTATTGGGTTACCTTCAGCATCAAGACCTAATTTGGCGAACAGGGCTTTAAGTTCATTATCCGTTGCCATCGCTTCAGCTTCTCTGGCAGCCGCTTCAGCTAATAATTCGGCCAGAGCTGCCTCTGATTCTGCTAATATAGCTAAAGCGTCAGCGTGTGCTTCAACGGCAGGAATAATAATTGGATTACCTTCCCGATACAATTTAGCAGCTTCATCGTCTAAAACAGAACTTAACAAACTACCGTCGCCACCAACAACGCCACCGCCTACAACGTTACCGTTTATGTAGACGTTGTTGGCATCTACGTCCATGTGTTCTAACGTAGTTACGGTCATGGTCTTTTGGTCTAATTTAAGACCCTTCTCAGCGAACAATGTTTCTATGGGCACGTTAATCTTTAACTGTTTTAACAGTTCTTGAATACGTGAAATAATGCCAGGCCAGTCGGCAAAAGGATTACCCACCATTGTGTCGAGACTGTCTAAAAGGTTAGCCAATTCCATAGAAGCGGCTTGAGCCTGTATTAGTTGTCCTTCAAGAATGATTGCACGCTTTACGTCTTCATCCAACAGAGCTTGCATAAGTTCTAGTCTTAGACGTTCTTCTTCATTGACTGCACGGCCTAAAGCTGCAGCGATGCCGATACGTTCTAAATCAAATCGTTTAGCGATTTCGCCTAGTATGCCTTCTTCCTTTTTTTTCTTGTTTAAGGCTTCCTGGGTTTTAACTTGCTTTTTGGTCAACGCTAATAATTCCTTAGCACGCTTAGCAGCATCGGCTTCAGCCTTAGCGCGAGCGCGGTCTATCTTTGTCTGAGCATCTGTTGAACCTGAAATAGTCATTGGAGTCTTGAATGGCGCAGGCTTTGGTTTACCCATATTGCGAACGTAGCCAAACGCACTACCAAGCGGATTAAATGGATCTATATTCCGCAATAAATCTAAAGCCGTTGATCCATAAGTATTTAACTCTTTGAACGCAGCTACAAGGCTAGCAACGCCACGTGTGGTATCTGCAACAGCATCGCCAAAGGTATCCATTGCGCTAACGCCGCCACCAATGCCTTGATTACCTGCGAGAATCTGGAAAGCATCGACTAAGCCTTTGCCGATTGTTTCCTGCATGTTGGCGTATGCCACATTAAGAATGGCAACCTTGCCGCTATAAGTTTCTAAGTAAGCCGCGTTTTGACCTGCAAATTGTTTAGCAAGTAAAGCTTGAACATCTGCGAATGATGCTGTCTGCAATTCGGCGCGCGAGAGTCCGGTGTTATATTTAGCAAGTGATTTAGTATTGCCTACGTATGCCTTGCTAAGATCTGAAGCGACAGTCTGGACATCTTGACCCGATCCTGCGGCTACGTCTAAAGCCAAGCCTAACAATTCTTGTGACTTTGTAACTGAACCTGTCGTGGTCAATAACGACTGAAACGCTGGACGAAGTTGATCATCAAGCACACCGCTAGTGGCTTCAAGGTCTGAAATAAACTTTGTGACGCGAGAATCTTCAAAAGCAAGTCCAAGATTGCCTAAACTTTGGCTCAATCGCTTGGCTGCTAATTCATCTTCACCAAAAGCCTTAACTGCCGCCTTGCCAAATTGATAAACTTCTCGTACGGATAAAACGCCAATAAGGGTTTTACCAAGTGCTTTTAGATTGCCTTGTAATCCACCAGTTGCCTTCTCAGCTTGCTTGAAACCTTTATCCTTAAACTCAGACGCTATATCAATGCGAATGTTTGACATTAGGCAGCCTTTCTAACTGTGGCACGTTCCTTAAACAAACGACTGGCTTTGTCAATGGCTCGCATAACGCCATCCAACGCTTTACCCTCATTTTCGGCATACGCAGCAAATAAGATGCGACCAGTTGATTTTTGACGACCATCTAGCGACTTCATTGCACCAATGCCATTCATGCCAGCAATGAATCTAGATCCTGCCTGTGGGTTATTACTTTGGCTGCGCGAACTGCCGCTCATGCCACTTGCGCGCCCAGCCGTTTCGGCAATCGATCCTGACGCTGATTTGTTGAGCAATGAATAAAGGCTTGCAAATCCGCTCATGTTGCGCTTACTGCGTCCAAGTGAGTAAGTCAATCCACGCCGTATTACGCGCGCGTTATATTTAGGGAATCCACTTGCGCGTGACGTGCGACTCTTAGGCGCAACGCCTGTGTCTTGCCAATTGTAAAGACCACCGGGAGCTTGACCGGGAACTTTAGCCTTAGCGGCATTTGTTACTTCTTTGAGCGCGACACGGATTTCATCATCCATTTGCTTGCGAAGGTCAGGCGCAAACTTCTTCAAAGCCTTTTTAAGCTCTGGTACGCCTTCGACCACGACTGGCATTATCCCTGTCTTTCGCTTGCTGCTTTAGCACTTCATAAAAGGCTTTAAGCAGATCTGTGTCCATATTGATAAACTCGGTTGGCGCGATCCCGGTATGGATACTCAGTTGAGCAATCCGATACGTAAAGGAATCGCGCGTCAGCCATTTGGGGAATCGCCTGCTACCACATCCACCGCAGCTAGTGTGTCCAGAAACGCTGCACCGAATGGTTTAACGTCTGGAGCATCTGCGCGGCGCAGACATTCCCAAGCCAGCCAATAAATATGCTCTTGTTTTTCATCTTCCCTAAAAGCCTTGTGAAAGCCTTTGCGGAATTGCTGCTCAAACGCATATTCCACAGACGGTGTGATTGAGTGTTCGCTCTTTGTACCGTCAGCCCTTGTGATTATTAACTTAGCCATGCCCATTCACTTCCTACTAGAACGTGCCGCTATCTGCGACAGTTACAGCGGAGTTTACAGTAAATGTAATATCCATTGTTGCCATGTCGCCTGTTGCGCCGTTGATTGGTGTCAAGTTATTGACAAGCAAATCGCCCGTCCATAGCTTGTTGGTTGCTGAAACTGATCCAGCCTTGTCTTGAATTAACTTCCATGCAACGGTTGTGCCGTATGCATCGGAAAGTGTATCAAGAACGGATGTTGCTGCCTGATCGTTTAAGAACGATACAGTTAGGGTTGCTGACTCTAAGCCCTTTACGAACTTGTGTGCAGTATCGCCCATTGCAGTTACTTCAAGCTCATCGAAAGCTTGATTCAAGGTTACGGATGTGACGTGATCGCTAAGATCGACACTTGCGATTTTGACCCCGACCTTGTTATTCAAAGTGATAGCCATTGACTATTCCTCATCTTTCTTAGCGGTTGGTTTTGTTTCTGGTTTTGCGATTGGCTTTACCTGACCGATTTTGGCAAGAAAAGCCTCGCGCTCTTTGTCGTTCTCAGCCATGATTAGCTCCAATCTGATAGAACGCTGATAGATACTTCACCAGATAGCAGGTCGCCTGCTGTTCCGGTCAAGACTGCTGGTGCACTAAATGTGCCAATTGTGTAAGCGATGCTGGATGCCTCAAGCTTGTTCACAATGTTTAGGTAATAATCTTCAATGTTAATTAAGTTGCCTTGATTATCAAACATTGGCGCAAGCACAACGAGTTTGAAATTGACTTTAGGCTTTACCGTCTTGTAATGATCGTTACTTGGTTCAATGTAAGGATCACCGGGTTGCACCACAATGCTATTAACAAGGGGAGTGGCAGGTGGGAAGGAAAACACCTGCCACACCGCATTATCAGCTAGTGCAGTCGCGATTGTTCCACGTAGGGTAGAGATTGCTGACATTATCCTACTTGACCGCCCGGTGCTAGATGATCCGCAAGCAAGCCTCGAACGCGAGCCATAAGGGTATTACCCATGCGATACGGTGATGGTTGAAAATCAGGTGAAATACCGCCAGCGTT